TAATGCATTCTGTCGGTCTTGCTCTTGCTGCAATTTCTGCATTTGAAGCTGAGCTAAGTCTTGCTGTTGAGCGCGCGCGCCCATCATCTGGTATTGCGCCAGCATGTTCGTAAAGTCAGGAGCCGTGTTAGCCTGTGCGTTGCGCGAAGCTATTGTGTAATCAACTGGCATTTAAATCACCTTAAAATCCTGGCGCACCAAATGTCGGAGCACCTTGGAATCCTGGGGTAAATCCTGGCGCGTAAGTTCGGTTAAAATTTGGGTTTGGCGCGTATGTAGACGTTCTGTTTTGCGGCGCAAAACGATCCATCATGCCATACGCCATCATAGCATTGACAGGCGTCTGAAGCGCGTTTTGTAGCGCCGACGCGCCGCCCATGTAGCCTGACGCGCGAGCTTGGCCTACATTCTCAATAGCCGCCGCGTAAGGATTAGCCGCTGATAAAGCCGCTAACTGAGGTATAGCTCCTGTATAAGCACTCGCAGTCGTAGCCCCGGCATTGGACGCCATAGTGCCTAAATTAGACCCCGCCGTTGTGGCTGCTTGGCCGAGATTAGAGCCGAGATTAAATTGATTACCAGACAGAGCATTACCTACGCTACCAGCTAAATTTGTTGCAGTCCCCGCTGCGCCTGCGCCTGTCCCAGCTAAATTCTGAAGCCCTTGCGTAGCCCTAAGACGATTCTCCATAAAACGAGCATAAGCGTTGCTATATTCCTGACTAGCTGCATTTTGACCGTAGTTAATAAAGGCTTTTCCCGCTGCGCCCGACCCAACGTTAGCCCCGCCAACGCCTGCGCGTGTTGCGTTAAGAAGCGCTTGTTGACCTTGTTGCGTGCGCCACGCATAGCTAGGATCCATCTCAATCTGAGCAATGGTCGGCATTTTAGTATAATCGCCGCCAGGGCCGTAAAGTTGCGCGAGCTGATTAGTCGCCCCTGCGCCAGCGGTCATATAAGGTTGTTGAAATCCAACGCCTTGACCATAAAATTCACGAGCAGTAGCCTCACCTGCACGGCCTTGCTCTAGAAGATCCGCACGACCTTTACCATAAAACTCCCTTATATCACCCGTGCCGCGATTATAATAATCACCTACCGCAGCGGCGGCTTGATCTGTGCGTCGGCGCGCCTCTTCAAGCGCTTGCTGTTGAGCGATATAGCCCAGCATACCGCCAGTTTGAGCGGCCTGTGCCTGGGTGCCAGCCGCACGCTGCGAAGCCGCGTAGCCAGCTCCACTACTAAGCGCGCTAGCTGCGGTGCTTCCTAAAAGGGCTAGTGTAAACGGATCCATGATGCCTCCTACGGCATTATATCTTTAAGTCTTAATAATGTATAGAACGGCGTAGTTCTTTGGGCGCGTCTCTGCGTTACCAAGATAGCCTTCTAAAACGCCGGTGAGCGCATTAGCCGTATATCCACCTGTGCCAGGAAAATCTAATGAAGTGCCTGCGCCGCCTTGACGTGAAACAGTTCCTGTAACATGACTATGTGTTGGGTCGCCAATTGGATGCGCGTGCGTTTCAAATTGGTCGTCTTGCGCGCCCGCAAATGTGCGCCCTACGGTCAATGTTGTCTGGAAGGTCAGTGTCGGCGTGCCGGATGCTGTAGCCGCAGCGGATAACAAAATAGCCGTGCCGCTCACTATACTGACAATAGTTGTGCCTGTAGGTATGCCAGTGCCTGTCACCGTCTGACCGACAGCCAGAGCCGCTGTGCTAGAAATACTTGTTACGTTGTAACTACCGCTAGTCGTCGTTCCCGTAAGCGCCGTCGAAGTAGCGGTCGCGTTAGCAGAGATCGTAATCGACGTGCTAGAGACAGTCGAAATCGTTGTGCCTGCCGAAATGCCTGTGCCGGTAATTGGCATACCGGCATAAAGATAAGCCGTCAGAAGCGAACTGATGCCGGAAATGGTCGAGTTACCGCTAGTTGTTGTGCCTGCAAAAGTCGTCGTATCCAGCGCGCCAGAGCCAGGAACGCGGCTGTCATAACCTCTTAAGAACTGACCGCGAAGGTCTGGAACGTTAAAAGTTGTTGAGCCGTCGCCAGTTCCCCATGTCGTGCTAATAGCTGCAAAGAGATCGGCATATGTTGTGCGCGAAACCGCTGCGCCATTACAAGAAAGCCACCCGCTAGGAGCCGTAGACGAGGCATAAGCCATAAGCGATCCAGGCGGCATGACAAGATCAACGTAGGATTTTGTAGCGGCCTGTAATGCAGCCGTTGGGACGCCGGGGAGAACAACAGGAACTGTGGAAGTAGCGTCCGTTGCATTAATTGTCAGCCGTGTTGCTGAATTAGTTTTAATAGTAAAATTACGAGTACTACTGGCTTCGAAAATTGAGTCTGTTGCGTCCGCTGATATAACCGTGCGGGCCGTGCCGCCAGATGTTGAAATCTGGATAGCGCCGCCCGCCACGTCGAGTTTATTTGAGGGAGAAGCGGTTCCAATACCAACATTACCTGTGCTATCTACAACAAACGGCGACGAGTCAGGATCAGTTTCGTCCTGCACGCGAATAGCTGGGCCTGCGCCAAGCTGAGTTATGAGCAGCGCAGGGCCTGGGCTATCATCAGCTATGGTTACGTTAGTTGTAAAAACAGGCGACACGGCTGTAGACGGCGGCGCTATATTATCAACCGTCCAAATCTCAGTGCCGTTAGCGTCAGTTAGTTTGAATTTATACGACGCGCCTGTAAGCCAAATATTTGCTTCACCGCGTGAATCGAGCACAATAGGGTTGCTATTAGGCGTCGAAGCCGCCGCATCTGTATAAGTCGCTTGCGGCGTGGTCGTGCCTGCAACATAAGTATAAAGAAACCCGCCTGCCAGTGGGATACCGGCTGCATCAATAAACTGAGCTTTGGCTGTGGGAGATACAACGGCCATTATTCACCTATATTGCAAGTTACGGTCATAATAACCGAAGGGATAGCAGGACAGAAAGCGGTTGCCGCATCATGGTGTATTTCTACGTCTGTGTTGCTTGTCGCCCATACCAGCTCAAAATAGTCATTCGTGTCCATTCTTAGCACGAAATTCCACGCGGCGACATAGGCTTCCCCTGAGCCTTTCATGGTAATTTTAGTGGCTGAATCAGCCACGTCGGTGCCATTTACCCGCGCCCAGATATATACGTCTTTAGCGTTAGCGCTGCTACTGATAAGCTGAAGCGAAAACTGAAAGTTATACGCGCCAGGTCTGTTCACATAGATGCGCGACGTGGGTGTGCCTAAGTAAACACCCTCCGACAAGTCTGTGTTATTAAAGGTAATAGGGTATCCGGTATTAATAGCTGCGGCCGTTTGATCAGTTGTGTCAAAGAAAGTGCCATAGCGCAGCGACCCGCTGCCGAGAAGAACAAACAAATTATAAAAAAACCGATACCACGGGCGATTAACGTAATCATTTGACGGGTCGTTCATTTGAACACGCGCCGCCGGAATCTGGGTGTCGTTATAAAATTGACTAGGCATTAGTCGGACTCGCGTGCAACTCAGCCCCCATAATGGCGATCTTTACGGGGTCAGTGCCGGAGATCTCATAGACCCTATCGCGGAGCTTTAGCGTCATGCCAAGCCGCCGCCAGATGGTGCGGTAGCCAGTCTGGCCTATTGGCCCCATAGATTTCCAATGTTCATTAGACCATGTGTGGCCGCCATCGTCAGACCAGCGGAGCATAACTTGTGGGTTAGCCCCCTGCGTAATCGTATAGCTGGCGTAATCGCGGATCTTTAAAGGAGATCCAGCGCGGTCAAGAATATAACCATGTGCGCGATCATAAATATAAATAATATCATTGACTTCCTCTTGGCTGTAGCCCGACAGACCTACGCCTGCCTGACAATCAAGTTGAAGACTATGCTGCGCCGTGCGGTTGAGATCGTTCTGCCCTGTAGGCAACGCACGCCATGAACGTAACCATTTTTGTGTAGATCCAGCTTCCGAATAAACGGTCAGATCGTAAGCAAGAATGTCACCCGTGCGGTAATCGCCAATAACAATTTCATTGTTGAAATTCATCTGACAAATACCGCGTGTGCGGGTAAACTGATTGTTTATCCAAGCTGCGCGTTCGTGCCATGCGCCCGTCGCCACGTCATAGACCCATGTTGTATTAGCGTTGGGAAAGTTCAAAACGTAGAAGCTATGGCCGTCCTGTTGATAAGTATACCCCACAGCGTCAGATAACGTCGCGTATTGTTGGATTTGCCACTCAACCGCATGGGTCGAAATACGCTCGCCTGAGTAGC